CACAAGTTAATTAAGGGTATATGTGATAACACTAAGAGGTACGATACGCAGTAACGCTAGTTCGCGTTTTACCGCTTTTCGCTTCGCGAATATGAAAATTTTTCCGCTGTGCTTCGCAACTAAAAATTTGGCGCTGCCTCCGGCTCGATAAGTATATGATGATCCACGATCCTGTACACTTAGATAATAGACAACGAGAATTTATACAACAACAAGTTCTGGGCAATTATTTTCCATGGTTTAGAACACGCCAACACACTGACCGTCAAGCACATGATCCCAAAATTACAGGCTTGTTTCCTAGCATAGACCCTACTAGGCCTACCGAAATGCCCGGTCTAGGCTTGGTAGCAGACATGCCCATATGGACACATCAACTAATGACTAGGAGCAGTGGCGCAGAGTCTACAGGCCAAATAGTCAGCGAATACTATGAATTCTTTGCTGATATATTTTATTCATGGCTAGCCGAACACAACATTACCTGCGACTATGTATACAGAGCCAGTTTGAATTGTAGTCATCCTTCAGAATATGACTACAGTATGCCTCACTTGGATCACTCATGGCCGCACTCAAATTGGATCATGTATTTGAATACAGTTGAAGACGCTCCTACAGCACTATTTGACGACAGCTTTAATTTAACTGGTTTCGTGCCCTGCGAGGAATTTACAGCAGTCAGTTTTCCTGGACAGTATCACACCAATAAGTATAGTCATAGCATGCAGCAAAGATTTGTCTGTGTGTTTACTTTTGGTTCTAAAATATAAACTACCCAGTTAACACCCGATAAATATTTCCAACAGGAGAATACTATGAGTATACTATCACGCCTACACCAAATTATTGAACAAGACGTTGCCCGACTGTTTAGCACTGCCAAGAAAGCTAGTATCTTAGCTGGGCAAGAAGTTGAACAGTTAAAAGCTGAATTAGAAGCGGCTAATCAAAAGGCCATCGTGGCCGCTACAGAAGCTCGCCAACACGCAGAAGCTGCCGCCGAACGTGCTCGTGCTGCAGTTCGTGAATTGGAAATCGAAGCTAAGAGTGCTAGTGAACGTATAGCATTTCATCAAGCACAAGTAGAACGCAAAGATCCGCAATAATGCCCAGTTCAACTCTTATACCTTTAAATGCCATACCGGTATGGGTAGTTGAGGATTGTAGACTGCTTACTGAACTTGAGATGGAGCATCTACTAGACTTGGACTATAGGATGAACACATCGGGTGGGCGTAATTTAATCACGGATAATAGACAAATACTGGACTTACCGCAGTTTGCTGATTTTAGAAAAGTTTGTCAGGACTACTTGGACGCTTATACTGGACAAGTGCTAAACATAACCAACCCATTTAAGATTACCGATTCGTGGAGTACTCGCAATCCTAAGAACACCATACACCCTGCTCATACACATGGTAATAGTATATTCAGCGGAGTTTACTACGCACAAATACAAAGTGGCGCATTAGAGTTTTTGTTTGAACGTCAGTTTAGTAAGGATTTCAATTTTAAATATAACTTTAGCAAGTTTGATGTGGTTAATAGCAGTAGTTACTATTTAGAATGCAAGCCCGGAATGATGGTCCTATTCCCTAGCTGGGTTGAACACTTGGTAAGACCCAATGAACACGATCAGGAAAGAATCATCATAGGCTTTAACAGTTTTGTCCAGGGTAAACTGGGCGGCGATACAGAGATAGATAACATTACAATATGCTAGTACAAGCACCGGTTAACTTAACTCCTGCTCAACAGGACTTTATTGAAACAAAGATCATGAGTGATTTGTTTCCATGGTACCGTACTGACTATCAACTGTTTGATAGTGTAGTAGCAGAAGACCACGGCCTGCCCCTTATACAAACTCCTATTGACCCACCGGGCACGGCAAAAGACCTACCCTTAATGACTCATATGCTGGTAAAAACACCCCCGGAGGAACACGAGGATGGAAGGATCAATAGCCCCAACTGGCAATTTTTTCAGGGCATATTTGACCAGTGGATGTATGAGCAAAACTTACCCTATAAACGAATTTACCGGGCATCGCTTAATACTGTATTCCCCAGCCATGCGGACTATGGATTACCTCATGTAGATCATCATTGGCCCCATAACAACTGGATCATGTATTTGAACACAGTACCCGACGCTCCTACTGTATTAATGGACAACAATTATCGTATACACACTGAAATTGCCTGCGAACGATATACTGCCGCAACGTTTAGTCAACAACTACATACTCACAGATATAGTCAGGGACAACACGCTAGAATTATTGTAATTATCACTTGGATTTAACATGATTAAAGCTCCAGTAACACTTACTCCTGAACAACAAGACTTTATTGAAAATCATGTTATGAGTACGAATTTCCCTTGGTTTAGAATTCCAGAACAAGCGGAAACACCCAAGGAAACTCGAGCAGTGGGTCCTATACTTAATGTTCCTTTCTTTGGTAATATATTAATGAAGCGTGGTAGTGACTACGAAGCTATACCAGGAAAGATCAGCAGTAGCTACTATAATTTCTTTTTTGAAATATTTGACACTTGGATGGCCCAGCAAGGTATAGAATATACCACAGTACTACGTGCGTGTGTTAATTGTGTGGCGGCTAGAGATTTGGACGCACACACTAATCCGCATACTGATCATTTCTTTCCACACAACAACTGGATCATGTATTTGAATACAACTGATGCTCCTACACTATTATTTGATAATGAAACGTTGGCTATAACCGACGAGATTGCCTGCGAACAGTATCAAGCAATTACTTTTCCAAGTCAAATGCATGCTTATCGTTTTCCACGAAAACAGGAACATAGGCTAGTGGTAGTTTTCACTTATATATAAAGGATCACATGACAAACAATCATTATAATTTTGCCTACTGGGGGCCGTTATTATGGCATCGTACAGTTGAACCTTCAATTGTAGAAGGTCTGTTAGATCTTGGTCTTAATTTAGGAAAAGATAGAGATCATTCTAAGCACTTGGCCAGCAACATAGAAGATGTTAAAAGTTTTACCCCAAGTGATCGCGAATGGGCTATGGTTCAATTAGAACATCATTTTCAAAATTATCTCCAAGCTGAACAAGAATATCTTAACCACAGAAGCAGACAGAGAGCTAGGTCGATGAATGGAGTGGCTGAGCTTGGCGGAATGTGGATCAATAGACAGCGCCAGTATGAGACTAATCCCGAGCATAAGCATGATGGGCATCTTAGTTTTGTGTTATATCTCCAAGTTCCTGAAGAATTAAAGAAAGAACACGATAGCTATATAGGACAAGGTCCTGGCCCAGGCTCTATACAATTTAGGTACGGTGAGTACTTAGATTGGGTTCTTAATGTACAAACATTTTTTCCAACTGCCGGACAAATGTTTATATTCCCTGCTGAACTAAGTCACAGCGTTACACCATTTAAAAGTGATATTGAACGTATAAGTGTTAGTGGAAATATATTTCTTAGTTAATTATAATTTAATAAGAATAGTGTACGATGCTTGTCGTACTTGAAAGCTACACTAATATGATAACATTCTGTAGCCATGTTCCACGCCCAACGCTGATACTTAGACCCCACATACTGCTCTAGCCAAAACTGTACATGGGTAATACCTATGATCCAGTCTAATTGTTCGCCAACACGACCTGGCCAGCGAATATCCGCTATATACTCAAAATCATGAAGAACTGGCACATAGTCCCAGTTATTGTATGTGGGCATACTAGTATTTAACTAGTAAACCAATTTTATACTACTTTGACCCAACTACCGTTTAAATGTATCATTAGATGTTGTAATCCGTCACCACCTGGGTTCCAATTGATGCCGTCGCATACTGCTAACCACCCATCACTGGCAGGGCTTGGTGCGCTTGTATTAAGGTAAAAACTAGCTACTCCAACACCCAATAAAGCAAAGTTAGGACTACTAAGAGCTTGATTAATTGTGGATAATTGACTAGTGACCCAAGGTTGCGTAGCTAGCTTTGTGCCGCCAGCAGTGATACCGTTCATAATTCGAAGCGTGTCAGATGTTGAATCATACACAACATCGCCGGAGGCATAGCTAACTCTGTCTAAATCTACTGCGTCGTATGCTTGTAATTTTACACTATGTACGGTTTTACTCATTTTACTAGTCCTTGTGACTAGTATTTATTCTTTAAAGTAGTACTCGTAGTTGACTGTAGTAGCGTTTTCTTTACGGACTCGAGCGCCATTTTTCATATGAAAACGGCGGGCCATTGGTGTCTGTGGACTCAGTGTAACTATGCCTTTTAGATTAGCATAATCCTTTTTCAACCATTCAGCGGCCTGTTGAAGTAAGGTAGCACCTGCTCCCGGAGCATAACTCCAGATAGTATAAAATACAGCTACTTCTTTATCCTTGTCCATACTGACAAGATCTTCTTCACTTTCAGGAACACCCTTGAGCCACTGCATACAAGTAGCCGCTAGTACTTCTTCTCCTGCTTTGAGGATTAAAATTTCTGCGGCTTCATTAATACGTTGTTCAAGTGGAATGTGCGGACGAACAGGATCGTCCTTAATTAGTCTGACTAAGGGGTCGGTGATATCTCTGATGTGATGAAGTTCCATGGCGTTCGCTACCTTTGTTATTATATGCGTATTTATAAAATACTTGAAAAAATCGCATTACACAAAGATTACAGCTCGTCACTAGGCAAGTTGTTTAACAACTCTCTTAGTTTAGTACTTTCAACTTGCGCACGAACTTTAGGTAATGCTACTCCGTCGGCAGGATCATCTTGTGCTACAGTTTGTCGTTGTTTAATTGAATTTAACAAACTACTACCAGCACTTGGTGCTCCGTTACCGTAACCATCTTGCTCGTCCAAATCACTGATGCGTAATGTATCAATGTTAAATTCCAAATCAATCTTCATACCAACACCGCTTGAACTACGTGTCTTCATCAGCTGAATTTGATAACGACCACGCTCACGCATAGCACGACTTGTAAAGATACCAAACACGTTATCCGCTGTCTGAATCTTAGATAGTCCGCCCGAAATATGACTGTGATCAAACTCAACTTCTTCAACAGCACCGCGATTCAACTGTGCCGCAGTTACAAACACACAGTTCTTTTCTACTGCTAAATTACGCAATTCTTCGGATACATACTTGTCCTTAACAAACAAGTTTTCAGCACTGATTCGTTTGCTCAACGGCATAATCAAGTCCATGTAATCGACTAGTAATACGTCAATCTTATGTCCCATTTTAACTTCATACTCTTTCATGTAAGCACGAATGTCATTAGCAGTCTTACCGCTTGGCATATATTTGACTTGAAGATTTCCTGATTTTTTACCAATCATTTTGACCCGCATTTCAACGTCATCGATGTTCTTGAAAATCTCTCTAGTTGGGATTCCTGTAGTCATTGCGTCAATTCGCATACAGACTAAATCCTCTGAAAGTTCTAGTGTAAGGTATAATACGTTGAGTCCAGCAAGAGCATAATTAACACCAAGATTAGCCA